GCACGGTCGGGTCCTGCTTGATCGTGTTGAAGGTCTTGGCCTCGACCAGCAGCTTGTTGGGATAGACCCCAATCAGCTTGCGGATGGTTTCCTTGTAGGTCAGGATGTCCGCGATGAAGGTCGAGGAGGACCCGTCGGCCCAGCCGGCGTCGACGTCGTTCGAGCTGGTCCAGTTGCCGGAGGTCATGCAGGCGGTGGAGACGATGACCTCCTTGGCGAGCAGCACTTTGCGCATGGCGTACTTGACGGCCGTGGCGAACGGCCGCAGCACCGCGTCCGCGTTGTTGATGAGCTCGACCGGCACCGGGTGCCCGAAGGCGTACTCCTTGCAGGCGTAGGTGTCCGAGGTGAGCGGGTAGCCGCCGCGGGCGGCGATGGACCCGGGCCCGCGCATGCGCGCCTCGTTCCTGAACCAGGCGCCTTTCAGGAACTTGAAGAAGTAGTCGGACTGCTTTTTGACGGGTACGTAAGGGGCCACGCGGTCGGCCGCAAACATGGCCGGGCGGTAGCCGATGGCGACGTTGGAGAGGGCCGCGTCCTTATGGGCTGATTTGGGAGTCGGTTGCATTTTCTATTGTCTCCTTGATGGTCTGGTGGTTCGTGTTTGGTGTTTTGTGTTTCGTGTTTGGTGTTTGGTGATTATTAACCGCTCGGGCTCGCGCTGGAGCTTGGCGACACAGATGCCGAAGCCGACAGCGACGGGCTGATCGATGAGCTCGGGCTCGTGCTCGCGCTCGGGCTCGTGCTCGCGCTCGGGCTGACCGATGCGCTCGGCGAGTGCGATGCGATCAGCGGCCACTGGGAGTTGACCAGCAGCACGCCTCCCACGTCGTCCTCGGCGCCCGCGGCGAGGATGCAGATGCCGCGCAGCTCGTCCTCGGTCGATACCGATTTTTCGCCCTTGCCGTTGTCGGCTGCCCCGACGTATTCGGGCTTTATCTTGTCGCCCACCGCGACCGCCCCGTTCATGACGAGCTTGGAGGTTCCGGTCACGCGCACCACCGCGGCCTCGCCGGAGGCCGGGGCGTTCTGCAGGATGCCGACCGCCCACTCGCTGCCGCTGTCGAGCAGCGTGACCTGGGTATCGTTTTCCAGGTGAACGAACCGGTACTGGTGCGTTGCGAGCGACTCGCCGGCGATGTAGGTGATGTCCAATCCGCCGAAGTCGATGCCCATGGTGTTGTCTCCTTTCCCGCAGGCTTGCGGCGGTTAGACGCTCAAGATCGCGTAGGTGAGCAGCACGCCGCCGACGTCGTCCTCGGCGCCGGAGGCCTGGATGCAGATGCCGCGCACGATGTCGAGGTCCGTGTCGGCCGCGTCGCCCTTGCCGTTGTCGCTGGCGCTGACGTACTCGGCCTTCAATTTGGCTCCGACCGCGACCGCGGCGTTCATGACGAGCTTGGAGGTGCCCTCGATGCGGATCACCGCCGCCTCGCCGGAGGCCGGCGCGTTCTGCAGGATGCCGATCGGGAACTCGGTTCCGGCGTCGAGCAGGGTCGCGGTGCTGTCGGTTTCCTGGTGCACAAAACGGTATTGATAGCTGCTGAGATCCTCGGCAGCCGTCAGGACGATGTCGCGTCCTCCGAAGTCGATTGCCATTTTATGGTCTCCTTAAAAATTCGGGTTGCGGTTCAAAATGCGTGTCCGGTTTTGTCAGATCAGTTGGGCTGCACCGGCACCCAGGCCTTGGCGAGCTCGCGGTTCTGCTGGAAGGCGAGCTTGGTGGCCTCCTCGAGGTTGATGCCCTTTTCGGCCGCGATCTCGCGCGCGCGCTCGGCGAGCTGCAGGTGCGCGGCTCTTGCGGACGGTGCGGCCGGCGGCTCCTCGCTGCCCTGCGGCGGGGTGGCCTGGGCGGCGAGCTCTTTTAGGCCGTCGGCGCGCTTTTGCTTTTCGGCCTGGAAAAAGAGCTTGAAGCACTCGGCGGCCGGAGTGCCGTCTGCGATGGCCTGGCGGGCGACCGCGGCGTCGCCGTCGGCGGCCAGGATCTCGGAAACGCGCGCGCGCTCGGCGGCGGCGGCCTGGTCGGCGGCCTCTTTCTGGATCTGCGCCAGGATCTCCGGCGCATCTGCTTTGAGCTGGTCGATGGTTATAGGCATGATGTCTGCCTCCTTGTTTTCGGTTAGGGTTACGATTTCGACCGGCACGTCGTCGGTGCCGGCGGACAATACGATCGCGGCCGTGTCGTCGTCGCGGCCGAGCGAAACGAAGCTGACCTCGCCCACTTTGGACTCGAGCCAGATTTCGGCCGGGCCGGCGAACTCGCGGCCGTTCACGGTGGCCTTGGTTTTTTCGTCCTTTAGCTCCATGACCTTCGTCGGCCACACGGCGACCGAGGCCTGCCAGGGGTAGCCCTCGTCGGCGAGCGCCAGGACCTCGCGCGCGTCGCGGGTCGATTTCGAGAACTCGCCGGTCACGTAGAGCGCTCCGGCGTTCTTGAAGGCCTGGCCGTAGCCCACCACGCGGTCGCGGGCGTGCTCGCGCAGGACCGGCATTTTTTCCTTGGTGGCGATCCCCTCCACGTCGATCACGAGCTTGCCGAACCAGGTTTCGAGCTCCTTGCCGGTGTAGGCTGTGATGGCGAACTCGCGGCGCACCTCGGCCTGGTCGGGCTTGGCGGCGTCGATCGTTCCGACGGCCGTGAACTCGACCGGCAGCGAGAGGCTGAGCGCCTGCCGGGTGGAGCGCTCCTCGTTCCAGAAGACGTTGCACATGGCGTAGGCCTGGTCCGCTTTTTTGCCATCGGCGGCCACCTCGGCCGTGCAGCGCTTCAAAAAGTCCTGCTTGGACTCGCCCTTATTCGGTTTCGGCATCTCGCTTGTCCTCCGCGGGCCCGGGCTTTTTGCTTTCGCTTGAAACGATCACGACCCCGAGCTCCTTGATCTTTTTCTGCTCGCGCGCGCGCTGCTGCAGGACCTCCTCCCAGTCGCGGCCCTGGCCGGCGCACTCCTCGGCCAGCGTGGAGAGCCCGCCGTCGGACGCCTTGAGCGAGCTTTCGACTTCCTTGACCGGGTCGACCCAGCCCCAGCCTCCGCCGATCCAGCCGGCGCGCGTATACTCGTGGCGGTGGCGGTAGAAGTCCTTGGCGTCGAACTCGCCGCGCAGGAAGGCCTCCTCGAGCACGAGGTCCCAGACCGGCTGACAGAAGCGCCGCGCGAACCAGCTGCGCCAGTTCGTGAAAACGCGCCGGCCCTCGAGGAGCGCCGCCCGGGCCGATGAGTAGTTGGTTTTGGAGAAGTCCTTGACGAGCAGCTCGTAGGGCAAACCGATCGAGGTGCCGACCAGGCGCAGCACGGTCTCGATGAAGGCCGGGAAGGCGTCGCCCGGCCGCTTGGGGTCGACCGTGTGGATCGCCTCGCCCGGGTTGAGGTAGGATACCATCCCGGGCTCGATACCCTGGATGCGGGCGCCGGTCGAGGCGTCGGTGGCGGTCGCCATGTTGGCCGCCGAAAACATCGAGTCCTGCTTGGTGATGAAGACCGCCAGGCAGGCCGCCACGCGGGCCGCCACGACCTCTGCCTCGAGGTAGTCGGCCAGGTCCTTGAAGTAGGCCAGGACCGGCGCGAAAAGCGGGATGCCGCGGCTCTGCCCGGGGCGCTTGGTCGGGAAAACGTGCAGGATCTTAGGACGTCCGGCGGCGTCCCGGGCGGCAATTTCGTTGTATTCGAGATTGGTCTGCCCGGGCGAGAGCGGCCGGCGGATGAAATAGCCTAGCGGCTCGCCGCGCTTTCCGAAGCGGATGCCGTTTCGGACCTCGAGCGAGTTGACGCGGTTGACCGGGTTCTGCAGCCGGTCGGACTCGATCAGCTCGAGGCAGCGACCGTAGGGCCGCCATGGCTCGTTTGCCCAGGTCGGAACGGCGATCGTCTCGCCGTCCTCGCAGACCTTGCGCAGCGCGAGGAACTGGATCTCGTCGAAGTCGAGCACGTTGCCGGAGTCCGCCATGGGCTTCCAGCGGTCGAAGGCCGTTTCGGCCTGGCGCTGCAGCTCGGCCGCGCGCTCGTCGCTGATGCCGAGCATCTCGCCGCGGATGCGGCTTTGCGGTTTGAGGCCGGACCCGACGATGTTGACTGCGTATGTCTCGGTGGCGCCGGAGGCGACGGGGTCGTTGCGGTTGGCGTCGCGGGATCGGTTGCGCAGAAGCTGCAGCTCTGAGGATCCAGGGGTGGCGGCCTCCGGGCCGAACGAGACCCAGTCGTTGCGCAGGCGGGTGATCTCGGCCGAGCGGTACATGGTGCCGGCGAGCGCGAGCTGCGTTTTTGAGCGCAGGCGCTTGACCGCCCAGCCGGGAGAAACGGCGGCGATGGCGCGGTCGAGCATGGTCTGCTTGGGAATGATGCGGGCGGCCTGCTGGGCCTCGATCGGGCTCATGTCGGCCTCCCGAACTGGACGCGGTTGATGAATCCGCCGGTGTCGCCGGCCGCCTGCTCCTCCTCGTAGCGCTTGAGCAGCTGCTGCTCGCGCGCCGTCAGCGCCTCGAGGCGCGCGCGCACCACGGTGCCGTGCGGTCCGGACAGCTCCTGGCTGGTCAGGCAGGCGGTGATCGCCGCCTGGACTTCTTCGAGCTGCTCGAGGGTCGTTTTTACGGCCATAAAAAATCCCAAGCTATAGGTGGGCTCTTTTGCTGCCTACACTATAGCTTGGGTTTTTTCGGAAAAACGCGGAAACGGTATGGAAAAACCCTTAAAAAACCTCGGACAATCTCAAATGGCCAATAAAAAACTTGACCGCATTATTCGGCATCCTCCTGAACCTCACCGCCGCCCTTGATGGTGATTTGCTTGAAAAAAAGGTCGATGTTGTCCGTGTGGGCGAACCAGCGGCGGTTGATCACGCGCGCCGGCAGCCCGATCTTGATCAGCTCGTAAAACATCGGATCACCGACGCGCAAATAGTCGGTAATGTCCTTTTTGCCGATTAAGAGCCGGCCGCGGTGTCCGTTAGGTGCCATTTATTATAACTTTTTTTGGGTTGATTTTTTGAAAAAAAGTTCCAAATAATCATCATCATTAATTCTTTTTATATCGTCCCGCTGCGGCCATAAAATCATGGCATCTTTTTCGCTACATGCTGGATATTTTTCACATTTTTTTACTTTTATTTTTATTTCCGAATTGCTCAAAACGACCAGATATAGATCTAACCTGCTTCCGCAATTTTCGCATTTTCCCTCTATATCTTGATCAGCCATTCTTCTATAAAAAAACCACTTAATACCCATATACACCTCCCTAAGTTTTTTTGACCATCCAGCGCGCCACGTCGAGCAGCGCTTCCTGGATCACGACTATGCGGGTCCATACGTCGTTTCTATTCATTCCAGAAAATCGGTCTACTATCGGCAGCAGCTCGTGCAGCCGGCTCAGCTCGTTTTTCAGGCCGTGCAGCGCCACGGTCGCCGTGCCGTCCTCGAGCGCATCGAGATCCTGGCCAGTGACCAGCTCGAAAACATTTTCGGAAGTGTCTGCCGCCATTAAACACCGCCTTTTTGAATTATTTAAACCTTGCCGCGTTAGGTTACGCCGACCGCCAATGGCTGCAATTCGTCCTCGGCCTTGCCCGCTCCACGACCACCTTGGCGAGGCAGCAGGGAAACTCCTGCTGGTCCTCGTTTTTCCACTCGCTGCAGGTGGCGCAGCCGCGCTGATGCGTTTCTTCCGGTTCAATCACGTTTTTTCTTTTCGCCATGGGGTCCTCCTCATGAGTTGAGCGCAGCGATGATATGCGCCATTTCCGGCGTGGTCCGGCAGTAATGCCGCCAGGCCCTTTCCACCTCGTCCGGCAGCGCGGCCGCCGCCATTTTGATCATATAATTTTTTTTGAGCAGGTCGATCGCCAGCGTAAGCGCCTCGCGCATGTCTTCGGCCTTGCGCGCATTTGCTTTTGCCGTCAGGACTATTTTTTTGATGTCGCTGTCCATCATCTCCTCCCGATCCACGAACCGCTGCCCGCGGGCCGCACCCACTGCGAGGACGGCAGCGCGGCGGCTGTTTTTTCAAGCGGCGTCTGCTGTTTCTTTGGCTCCGGACGCGGCCAGAAGCGGATGCCCATGAAATCGGCCGCCACCATGTTCAGCACCGAGCAGTCCCAGGCGTGGTTCGCGCGGTTTTTCGGGTTGATCCACTGGCCGGTCTTTTCGTCGACCACCTCGGCCGTCATCTGCCGGGCCCACTCCTCGCTGCACTCAGCGGAAAGCCGCCATGCGCCCGGGTCGGCCGTCGATACCTTGAGCCGTCCGTCGAGCGCGTCCTTGTACTGGTTCACATTGATGTTGAGCAGCTTGACGCCGCCCGGGATGGCCTTGGTGGTGCCCGGGTAAACGTCGATTTTTCCGACGCTGTGCAGCCCGCTCATGCGGCCCTGGCCCTTGCTCGGCATGACCGGCGATGGGTGCGGCATGCGGCAGTAGTCGTAGACCTCCGAGGTGCGGTGGCCGCCCGAGTCGATCAGCGCGAACTTGACCGCATGGCGCACGCCGTCCGCGTCCTTGTACTCGGATCCGAAAAGCACCTGATCGAGCGCGGCGAAGCTCTCGACAAACCCGCAGCGCACTTGCCAGGAGTCGGCCTGCTGGCCCCACCCCCAGGCCCGAACCTCGTACCAGAAGCCGTTGTCCTGGGTGTCGATCCCGGCCGTCAGCGCGGCCACGACCCCGCCGGACGGGACCAGGCCCTGCGGTCGCTCGTCGCGCAGCGCCAGGATCGCGTCCTCCTTGCGCTCCTGCTGGTGGATCACCCACGGCGCGGCCTCGTGGTTGTTTTTGAAGTCGCGCAGCTTGGTCTTGTCCCGCAAACCGCGCAGGAAGGCCGCTGCGGCGTCCGAGAGGCTGACGAAGTGCGAAACCCAGCTCGGAATGTGGAAGCCGATCTTTGCCGGCCGCTGGCGGTCGAGGTGCTCCATCAGCTCGATGCCGTGATCGCCGTCGGCCTCCTCGCCCACGCGCACCCGCCAGCACCCGGCGCGCACGGACTGGTCGCGGCGGGCGTCGTCCCATAGGCTCCCGCAGTGGCGGCAGGCGTAGCGCGCGAGGCGCTGCTGCTCGACATCCTCAGGGTCGCGGCTTTCGCCCCACTTTATTTGACCGAATACCATCACCTGCTCGCGCCGGCAGTCCGGGCATACCGCCACCCAGTCGAAGACGGCCTGGGCCTCGTGGCGCATGGCCTGGTTGATAGGGCCGGCCTCGATGGTCGGGGTGGAATTCTTGACGATCTTGCGGGTGCGGCGGTAGGTGATGGTGCGCTTCGTTCCGAGCGAGATCGGGTCCGCCTCGCGCTGGTTTGAAAAATCCGGGTATTTGTCGATCTCGTCGAAAAACACCATCCTGATCGGCTTGTTGGCGAGACGCGAGGCAGAGCGCGCCCAGGCCATGTAGATCGGCATGTGCGTCAGGTTGATCCGCAGCCCAGATAGGTCGTCGCGGCTTCCGGTGAGGTAGCGCGAGAGGCGGGTCGAACTCGAAAACATGGGCTGGATCCGGTCGCGCGAGTTGTCGCGGGCGGTTATCTCGTCCGGCATGACCACCAGGACCGGGCCCGGGTCGCAGTCCGCCGAATAGCCGATGCAGTTGTAGATCGCCTCGGTCATTCCGGTCTGCGGCGCCTTGCAGCAGATCACGCACTCGACCGCCGGGTGCCAGATCGCGTCCATGATGCCGACGAGGTACGGCGTGACGTGGTTTTTCCATGGGCCCGGAAGCGAAGACATGGTTAGCACCCGGTGCTGCTCGGACCAGACCGAGGCCAGCACCTTGCGGCGGCGCTTGAAAACACGCCGCTCGCCGCGTCCGAAACGCACCTCGATCACCTGGCCGGCGCGCTCGGGCTGGCCCGGGATGGACGGCAGCTCTGTAAGTATATCAAGCGCGGTCTGCATGCGCCTCCGGCATCACGATCACTTGGAACGTCTCGCGGTTGGCGTAGTCGTTCAAGAGCTCCTCGATGTCGGCCTGCATCCGGTCGCCCATGGCCTGCGGGCCCTTGGACTTGCCGAGGTCAAGCAGCTCGGAGGCGCGGCTCTGCGCCAGGTGCCTAAGCCCGTGCAGCAGCACCGCCGCGCGGGCAGATAGCTCCTGGTCGAACTGGTCGCGCGGCATCCACTGGCCCTTGTCCTTTTCAAGCTCGAAGGCGAGCTTTTCGTATTTCTTCTCTAAAAGCCTGTATTCGGCCTCGCTGCGCTGCTTGGCGATGCGGTCGAGCTCGCCGGCAGCCACCTCGGCCAGGCGCGGAAGCTCCTCGCGCGAGGCGTATTTGTCGGCATCGTCGACCGAACACGGACCGCGCGGCAGCTTGCCGGCGCGCGCGTCCGCATAGACTTTTGATTTTTTAACCTTGAAACCGCGCTTCTGTAGATAGCGCACCACTTCAAGCGTATTTGGCAGTACCTCCGATTTTTGATTTTTGCTTTTCGATATTACGGCATCAAGCGCCGCCGTGGCCGCCTCCAGGGCGCGCAAATTGGCATGGCTGGCGTCGACAATGACTGCGTCCTGGGCGTCCTTTTTTGCCTTTACCAGGATGGACAGGTCGCGGTTGTTTATTTTTGCTATCAGGTCAACCAGCTCGTCTGACATTAGCCGTCTTCCCGGTATAATCTTCCCATCGTTTAACGATTGTGTCGCAATAAATCGGATCGAGCTCAATAAGCCTTGCGCGCAATCCAAGCCGCTCAGCCGCAATTAGGGTGCTTCCAGATCCTCCGAATGGGTCGAGCACGATGTCGCCACGCCGCGCAGAGTTAACCAGCATGCGCTCAATTAGCGCGACGGGCTTCATTGTAGGATGGTCCTTGCTGACATTCGGTTTTTTTTCCAAAATTATCGTTGTTTCAACTTCTTCGGCAACTGCGTCCGCATCGACCGTAAACGCCCTATCTGCCGTCATAATCAGATAACGTTTGCCACCATCTAATGGCTCCATTCCAGTTGAGGACATGATTTCTTGCACAGTCGTGCGGCGTCTACCACCATACCATGCATGCGCAGCACCATCGAGCCAGCCATATAGAATTGGCTCGTGCATCCATTGGTAGTCCGATCTTCCCATAACCAAGGTATTCTTTTTCCAGATTATTACTCCTGACAGTTTAAAACCTGCGGACACGAATTCACTGGTAAATGCCGCGCGCTCTGTTTCGCTGTGCGCTACATAAACTGGACTCCCCAGCTTAATATTAGAAGCGATCTGTGCGAACGCCGCGCCTAAAAACTATCTAAAAGCCGATGCTCCCATGTGATCATTAAGAATCTTTTTTTGTATCCGGTTGCCTTTTCCGCGGCGATTTAAAAAAGTTGCTTTGTCACCATAGTTCACGTTATATGGTGGATCAGTCCAGACACAATCGGCCTTATCTGATAAAAGCAGCCTCCCGTAGCTCTCTGGCGTTGTTGAATCTCCGCAAATAAGCAGATGATCTCCGAGCTCATAGATATCGCCTTTGAGCGTGCGCGGATCTTTACTCGTCGGAGGCGTGGCGTCAGGATCTTTACCGCTTGAAATTGGAACGACTAGATCTGCTATTTCTGCCGAAGTGAATCCAAGCGCCTCTATGTCGAATCCATCAAAATTTAATGCGGTCAACTCCTTTGAAAGCATTGCGTTGTCCCACCCAGCATTTAAAGCGAGCCGATTGTCCGCCAGCATTAAAGCACGTTGTTGTGACCTCGTGAGACCATCCACTATAATACAAGGAACATCATCAAAACCAAGGCGCTTGGCCGCCTCGTATCGACCGTGCCCGGCGATTATCTCGCCACCAACAGATACCAACAGTGGGTTTGTGAACCCGAACGCCTGGATCGCCGCCATGATTTGCTGCAGCTGCTTTTCTGAATGTGTCCGCGCGTTGTTGTCGTTTGGTATTATTTCTCGCAAAGGTTTTATTGAATGTTTGTAGTAATTATTCATCTCGTTTAAACACACCTTTAATAAGATTGCGTCCTGTGATTATCTCCTCTCCATGGTGCAGAAGGTAGTCCAGCACCTCGCAGTCCTGAAAAACCAGCTCCGAAATGCGCCGCGCGGTGTCCCAGTTCTTCGCCTTCCAGCTCTGGTTCTCGCGAATATGGACCCGCGAGCCGTCCGGCGCCACCCGGATCTGGACCGGGTGCATGCGCAGCAGCCCTGCCAGCTCATCCAGCGCCGAAATCGTCGGAGCAGAGGCCCCAGGCTTTCCGCCCTGCCACGCGACGGCCTGCTCGTCGGCGGTATGCGCACTTCCGCCTCCGGTCGTCGCCGCCTTGCCACCTTCTGCCAGCTTCAATTCGCACTCGCCCGCCCGCCCGGTTATTAGCCCCATCGGACTTGGTCCCAAAACGAACCCGCGCGGAAGCCCGGCCTCGACCCAGGCGCGCACGTCGACGCCGGCCGCGTGCGCCTCCCCGGGGTCCTTGCCGACCGGCACCGGCCAGCGCCGCGAGCGCGGCAGGTGCTCGCGCCACCAGCGCATAGCGTCCGCGCCGGCGCGGTCCGAGTCGAGCGCGACCAGGACGAGCGCGCACTCGGCGAGCGCATGGTGCAGCTCTGGCCCGGGCTTGGCCGTGGCAGAGCCGAGTGCGACCACCGCGGCGAGGTCTGCCGCGATCCCGGCCAGCATGATCGCGTCGAGCTCGCTTTCGACCACCACGGCGACCCTGGCCGGAAGCCCGTGCGCCATGCAGGCCATGGCCGAGCCCGGCAGCACGTAGTAGCGCGGCTCGCGGTCCGCCCAGCGGCGGATGCGGATGCGCCGGATCCGGCCGTCTC